GCCGCAAAAGCAAACGGCACAACGCCCAGCGCCTTGATCCGTGGGTGGATCGACGCGTATATGCAGAAAAATGAACCTGCCGAATAACCGCTAAGCAAAAAAGCACCCGTGGGACGAATCCCACGGGTGCTTTTGCGTTATGCTCCTGTCAGGCGGCGGGCGGTGTTGTAGATGTGCGGCAGGCGGCGGGAGATGGTTTTGCGGTCGATGCCGATTTCACCGGCCGCGTCCATCTGCGGGAGCCTGCGCACGATATAAAGATTCACGATCTGCTGATCGATCTCATCCAATAAGCCCTCGTCAGCGACGCGCTCCCAGTCGCTGCGCGTGAGATGCTGAAGCTCCTTCGGCAGAGCCAGCCGCGCAGTTATGCTTTCGTCACTCCCTTCGGCCCGCCGCCGGGCGGGGCTTACTTCATGGCCGCAGCCAGCTTTTTCAGGAGGTCGTCGCCGTATTTGTAATCGGCAAGATACTTGATCGTGCTGTCCGCAAGTCCGGCCTTTGCCTTGATGGTCTTCTTGGCGTCCTCGACGGCCTTGTCGACGGTTTCCGTGTCGTAGTCGATCCACGGGAGCTTCCCGTGCTTCTTCCATACGCGGCTGTTGTAGCCGCCCTTGACACCGATGTTGCCGACGCCGGTGATCTGCACGCCATTATCCCAGATGGGCGTACACTCAACGGCCAAGCCGTCTCCGATGTACAGTCCCCAGTGGCCGGGCATCCACAGGCCTTCGCCTGGGACGAGCTTGTCCCAGCCGGACGCGGATACGTCCCTGCACTTCGCGATCATGCCGTCGGCGGAGACGTCAGGGACGCCGTTCGCGGCGTATTTTGCGCCGCCATATGCCGCGTTCTGATTGCCGTTCCAGCCCCACAGAATGCCCTTCGTGAGGTTCACGCAGTCAAAGCCGAAATAGCTCTTGCCGATCTGCTTGCGCAGCTCAGACTGCTTGGCGGCTGTGTACCAGCTTGGATACTGTGCAGCTTTTTCCCGGATGATGCTTTCTGTAACCGGCATCCCGAAGCAGCCCCACATATACACGGTTTGGTAATTCTTCGCGACGTCAATATGCCGCCTGACGAGCTCGGAGGCTTTCATAACGCTCATGCCCGCTCACTCCCGTATAACTCGTGGTGCAGCTGCAGCACGGCGGCCTCGATCAGCTGATCGATTGTAGATACGTCGAACCGGATTCCGTGTTCGGCCAGAAAATTGATCACATAGGCTTTCTTTTCCTCGCCGTCCGTTGCCGCGTAGAGCTGTTCCGCCGCCTTTACGCCGATCTCAACGTAAGTGCGGAGTGTTTGCAGCTTGTCCGCGTCGATCTTGGTTTTGAGCCACGGGATCAAAAATGCCGAAACGAGCGCGCTGATGAGCGCGATCACTGCCGAGATGATCTGTGTGTAGTCCATAAGTATGCTCCTTTCAATCTTTCAGCACGATCTCCGCGATGCGTGCTGCCGCTTCCGGGCCGTACTTTTCGGCCCATTTATCCATGTACTTCTGCGCGTACTTCGCGCGGTTCTCATTTTTGGCTTTCCAGAGGTAAAAGCCGCTGGAGGACGTTGTTTCGGCCAGCACCGCAAGCGTGATCTCCGTCAGATCTGCGCCTGCCGCGCAGGCGATGATGAGCGCGAGGCTGACGAGCGCGCTGCAAATCAGCCATTTTTTACTGAATTCCATTACTGTGTCCGCACTGCGCCTCCAGCTGGTGCAGGAATTTTTTCACGTCGCCGTTCCCGCCCATCTTTTTATACTTCTCTCCGGCGATCAAACGCTCTGCCATTGGCATTTCCTCGCTCATGATCGTGAGGCGGAGGATAGCCAGATACTGCTCGTTCTGATGCGTCTGCATCTTGTCGAGCTTTTTGTCGATCTCGCCGAGATGCTCATCCTGCGATGTGGCCTTGCCGCGCTTTTTCTGTATCGCGCCGACGACGGCGTTTACTACCGCCGTCAGCGCGGACGAGCCGAGCACGGCACAGACGAGGGTGACGATGATGGTCTTGGTGTCCATGGCTATGTACCTTCTTCCGTGATCTTCTTCCACCCGTCCGGGTTAACGGATGGGTTCCAGACGTTGGCGGCGAGCAGGGATTCGTAGAGCTCGTCCTGCCACCAGCCTTTTTCGCCTTTGGAGAATGCAAGGCCGGCGGTGATGGTCTCGGGGATGATGCGGAAGCCCTGCTTGTAGGCGATGTCTTCCCAGAGGGCCGGGGCGGCGTCCGGGGTGTTCTGGGCCGTGTCCCAGAGGTCGGAGGCGGCGCGCTTGATGGTGCCGCCCCAGTTGATGCGCGTGCCGGCTTTGACGAGGCTGCCAGAGCCGGTCAGGCGGGTGAAAAGCTCTGGTGCGAGACTCGCGTCGGCGTCGGTGAGACTGGCTGCGCTTTTGACGATATAGGGGCGCAGCGCCCGCGCCCGCTCGGTGTAGGTGCTCATGTTATTCCGCCTCCCCAAGTAAAATTTTCGCCGCGTTCTCTGCATCTGTGAGTGGCAGTGCCGCACCCATTTCCTCATAGCTGCCTTCTGGCTCAGTGCCTTTCAGCGTATGGTCTGCAAGATGAAACACCATGTCAGAAAGCACCTGATGCTCAGTCCCTTCTTCATCTGCAATAGTCACAGCCATCTTAGCGCAAAATCCTTCTGCCTGATCTTCCTTGCACGGGACATAACAACCGTTGCCGTGCAGTCGGATGGGCACAATACTGTCCGCATACCCGGCAAACGCGCCGTCCTGTTTTACTGCATACATGGCGTCCCTCCAAATTTCTCTTGATAGATTTTCTCTAATCGCTCTGTGCTTGCGGTACGCAGCCGGTTTTTCCAGTACCCGTTTTCCTGCCCCGGCCATTTGTCATCCGTAAAGTCTTCACCGCAGCCGTTTTTTCTGTACCATCGGTACAGATCGTTCAGCATTTTCTGCCGCTCGGCACCTTCCTGCGTGTTCGGCCTGAAATGCTCCCACCCGTTTTCGGACGTCGCAGCGCATATCCGCCTGCCGTCTGCTGCAAACAGGAACCCTTCAATCTCCGATACAACAGTTCCGTACCGGAGATTAAATGCTCCATCGATGCCATTCCCACGGAACCGCTTATACACGATATATTCCATGCGCTTCTCCCTCATACGCAAAAGCCGGGCGCGAAGCCGAAGGAAGCGCGCGCGGTGCGGTCTTCGACTGTCCCGTTGGTGTTCACATTCTCGAAACCGTCGGAGCTGCTCGCAAGCGGAGAACGGAGCCACCAACGAGCGGCGGTGCTCGTTCCGTTGTGCTTGTACTTTACCTTGCTGTTTCCAGCGGAATAATAGGCGTACTGCGCTTGCTTACTCGCCTCGTTCGAGTTTGCTCTCGAAATGCTCCCGAAAACCTCAAACTCCGAGAGGAGGAAAAAGTAATCCTTTGTCGCCGTGACCGCACTCGCGGATGTGCTATTATTTCCCGTATTGTCCGTGTACTTGGTAACGGACTTTAGGACTGCACGGAGCGCCGCCGGAATGACTGCGATAATCGTTCCGGAATAGCTCGAGAGGCTTGTCCCGCAAATATTTGTACGCATTTGCGAGCTCGCCCATCCGCCGGAGTTCGTTGCACTACTGTTCATAGAGAAATAGCCGGTTGTCGAAACGGGCGAGGTATAGTAACTATCGCAGAAACACACGTCCGTACCGCCGGAGAGCGCGGTCTTTGCAAGTTGGAAATGGATACGGTTTTCCCCTTCTAGGCTCGCGTTATGGTTAAATCCAATAATGAACGCATATGTTGTGTAATTAGATAGTGTAAGATGTCCAACCGTGCCGTTTAGCGTTACAGCCTTTCGGTCACCGACGCTCCAATAGTTCGCGCCCTGTCCCGCGTCGGATATATCTTTTATTGTTTCCCAAGTATTTTTATTCAGTGTCGGATATACAAAATTAAGCGACACCGCGTAGCTGTCCGTGATAGCTACGGCTTTTGTGTCAGATGTTTTCCCGTCCAGCGTAGCGGATACTCTCCATGTGCCGATCTCCGGAACGGTAAGCGTACAAACTCCGGTGCTGTCAGATGTTCCGGTTATCGTTTTGGAGCCGTTTGTCGCCGTGACCGTCGCACCGGCAGATACTGTTACGATCAGCTGCAGAGCGATTCCGGTCTGAATCGTACCGATTACTGCGGCAAGCCCTTCGATGGTCTGTGCCGCAGGGGCTGTGCCGCCTTTGGCCTCCACTGCGTCATACGCCGCGCCGACTGCCGTGATAATGCGGTCGATCTCTGTCTGTACGCTCATATCTGTTCCTCCTTTAAATCGCGGCGAGGGCGTTTTCGATGTCGTCCGTCAGGTTGACTGTGCCGCCTGAGGTATAGCCTGCTGGAATGTCTACGCTGGTCTGCGTGAGGCCGTCGATGGTCTTCGAGATCGCGCCGTTGTTGGCCATGGTGCCCTCGACCTTGCTGCCGTCGGCCAGCACGATAAACTTGCCGTCCAGCACGTCAGCCGCTCCGGCAGTCACGCCGGAAACGTCCTTGTACTTGTCGGGAATCGCTCCGACCTTGACCTTGCCGAGAACTTTACCCTTCGTGGGCGTGATGTCCTGCGCGGCCTCGGCAGGCGTGGCGGACTTGGTTTCCAGCGCGATGGCTACCTTTCCCGTTCCTGAGTGCTTGCCCGCCGGGACGGTGTATTCCTGATTGCCGGCCGTCGCGTCCAGCACCTTTTCGACCGCGCCGTTGTCCGGCATGGTGCCGGCCTGCGTTACGCCGTCCGCGTCGATAAATACTTTATTCGCCAGCACGTCGGCAGGCGCGGCGGTCGTGGCGGAGACGTCCTGATAGTTTTCCGGGATCGCGCCGACGGTCACGCCGGACAAGCCGTAATAGCCCTGATCGGGCGTGACGGCCTGCTGCTCCTTCGTCGGCGTTACCGACTTGGCTTGCAGCTGGTAGTTGCCGCCGCCTCCAACGCCCTTGACCGTTCCTGTGCCGTCGTGGTAGCCCTTCGGGACGGTATAGCTCTCGCCCTCCTTGACCTGCGCGTCGACCGCGCCGTTATTCTTGATGGCGGCAGCCTTGTCGGCCAGCGCGTCGAGTTTGTCCGTGCTCGCGGCGAGGCCGAGGCCGACGAGCCATGTGCGCAGCTTGTTCCGCGCGGTCTGCAGTCTGGTAATTTCGGTTTGTGTGCTCATAAAATTACTCCTTTAGATTGTTGCCAGCAGGGCGTTGATGTTTCCAACCTCCGTATACACGGCGGCGGAGGTTACGGGCTTAGTGTTGTCCTTCTCCACGCTCTCCGCCGTATCGACGGAGAGCGTATTCGTTTCCGCGTCCAGCTTCAGGCCGGAGCCAATGTTGTAGCCGCCGCCGGAGCCGCCGCCCGACTGCCGGGCTTCGTTGATGGCGGCAACGAGGTTGTCCTTGTTGTAGGTCCTGAGATCGTCCAGGTCGCCGATCTGCGCTTGCAGCTGCGCCCAGATCGGGAGCGTCGGCTCCGCAGCCAGGTCGCCGGATGGCTCCGCCGCAGGCTGCACCTTGCCGAGCGTCACCCATACCGTCGGGAGGACGACGCCGGAGGCGTTGGACCCGTACACACCGACGCGGGCGATCAGCCCGGCGTCAGCAAGGATCTCATACGGTACGATCAGACGGTTTCCGTCCCACTCGGATTCCAGCACGTCTACAGTTTTCTTCCTGTTTGTAAAGACTGCCGTTTTCGTCAGGCCGTCCCAGTCCTTGGAGAACGCGAACCGGACGCTGACGGCCTTCGCCATGCCCGCTGTCAGAAGCTCCGGCGGCGAGCACAGATGCGCGCAGGCTTTGGTGATGTGGATCTGGATCATGCGTTAACAGCTCCTTCTTTGCCGCCCGAAAGGGCGGCTTTTTCTTTCCTATTGTGGTCTATCCGATCACGGTTCCGTTGACCAGCAGTTTTCCGCTGCTATTGCACGCCAGCGTCGCGTATGTGTTTGCGTTGTTCACCACATACACTTTTCCGAAGCACCCGCCGTCAAACCAGTTGTTTACCGCGCCGATGTATTCATCTCCATGTATGCCGACGAAAAACCTGCTTCCGCTCATTTTTACGCCATATCCGTTTTTTATGATCCTGTCTTGATATCCGCTGGTTCCGCCGCCTCCGCCGCTTCCCGGCGGCCCGACAACGTACTCGACGATATAGCTGCCGGAGATCCGCGCGACCTTGACGCGGTCTCCCGCGGCAAAGGTGGCGGACGTGTTGCATTTATAGTGCTTTGTTGTGGCTTCAGTCTGCCCCTCTAGGATGAGGGACAGGCCATCGTCATAGACCGCGCCGACGGTCGCCAGAAAGTTTTCCGGCAGATTTTCGTCCGGCATGCTGATCGATGATACAAATAAGCTGTTGATGCCCTCCATTATGCGATCACCGTCCTTTTTGCAGAATGTGTCATAAGGCTTCCGGCCTGCATCGTGACCGACCAGCCGGTTTCGAGGTAAATTCCGCCGATTTCGTCGTGCGTCAGGGCGAGGATATCGCCGACGCCGTGCCCCGGCTCATTGAGCGTGTAAAATGTAATGGCGCGCGTAGCAAGCAGCGACTCGTTGCGGCGCTTGTCGGCGTAGGCCTGCAATTCGTCCTGCGAGGCGATATTGTCTACCCGCTCGACGGAGGTTATGCGCATGCCGCGCTTGAAGGTGGATTTCTTGGAGGCCGGATTGTCGTTGACGGCAGTCGCTACCATGGCCGCGTCCATGTCCGGGTTGTTGCAGGTCACGATGAAAACGTTCGGCGCATCAAAAATGTCTGTTTCGTCCGACCAGTCCGGGCCCGGATGCTTCTCCGGGAGAAACAGGTCTGTCACGCCGTAGCGCCAGTCGATGATTGCTGCGGACGGCTCCTGATACGGTTCGAGGCGGCACACGCCGTCGGCGTCAAACCAGAGGCTTTCGTAATTGATTTCGGACAGCAGCGCGTTCACGATCGTCAGATAGCTCGTTCCAATCGGCCAGTCTTCGCGGTCTGTGGCCAGCACAGCGGCGTTCGGCGTTGCGATCACGAGCGAGATGCCGCAGTCTGTCAGCAGCTTGCGGATCTCAGTGATGTACGACGAGCCAGCGGCAAGATGCAGGATCGTCTCGGTTTTTTGCGTATACACGCGCCAGCAGCGGTCGTAGGCTTCGATCTCTACGCGCGTGCTGCCCGCGCTTCCTTTTTTGCCGACGGTCGCGGACTGATAGATGCCGAGAGAGTGCTCCGTCCCGTTTACGATGATCCACGGGCGCAGCTCGTCGGATTCCCACGCCGCGACGGCATTGGGAAGAAAGCTGCCCTTGAGCGTGCCGTGGATGTTCGCAGCGCGGTCGCTCATGATCTGCGGCGGGCTGCCGGTATCCCATTGCAGCTGCGTGATGGGCGCACCGTTCCGGAGCACGTCGATGCGGTAGCTTACGTCACGGGTCAAGGGTGATCGCCTCCTCCCGGTTCGTGTGCGAGATGGTGAAGGAATAGCGGCGCATGAACTCGTCGCAGTTGCTCTCGAGCGACGGGAGCGAGCCGATGGCCATGTTTCCGTATCGGTCTTTTAGGCAGACGAGGCGGCCGACAAGGGCTTCCAGCGCGAGGGCGGCGGCCCGCTGCGCGTGCGGCCAGGCGCAGGCGACGGACAGGGCGCGGTCGCGCTGCTCGCTGCGCTCCTCGACGGGGTAGGCAAGGCCCGCCAGATGGACGGTCGAGACACCGGCCGAGAAGCTGGTGCGGTTGGTGCGCAGCTGCGTTTCGGACAGGCGCATCTCGAGCCAGACGCCGGTCTCGAGGTCGCAGATCATGTTGGTCTCGGGCAGCACTTCGACAGTGTCGGAATTGGACACGCCGTAGTTGTCGCTGTCGGCGTAGCAGCCGCGCACGCGGTAGGTCACGCTGCCGATGCTGGTGTGGTCGATGTACTGCTTCTGCGCGGTGCGGGCGATGGCGACGCCGTCCCGCTCGATCAGATAAAAATCATAGCTGCCTGCAGTCTGCCAGGTCAGCGCGGCCTCATGGCTTGCGTTGACCGACAGCGTGATCGCCTCGCCCTCGGTGTGCGAAACGGGGAGCGCGGCTGCGCTCCACTCGGACCACATGCCGTACTTGTTCTGCACGCGGACGCGAATGGTGTAGCTGCCGTCGGCGAGGTAGACCGGCGAGCGCCAGGCCTTTTCTGTGCCGTAGACCGTTCCGGAGGCGTAGCCGCTCGAGAGCGTCAGCTGATAGGCTTCCTGCTCGGTGGTCTGCCAGGTGATGCGCGGTCGCGGGCCGGTGGACTGGATCACGACGGACGGTGCGGACGGAGCGTTGATGGCGATAAACTCTGCCTTGTCGCTCCATTCCGACGGCGTGCCGTCTGTGTTGTAGGTGCGCACGCGCCAGTATTTTGTTCCGCTTGTGAATTTTTTCGCCGGAACGTCGTAATACTGGTTTTCTCCCGTGACTGTCGCAAGGGTGTTCCAGGTCGTGCCGTCGGCGGACCATTGCAGATCCGCCTTGCTCTGCGGCGTGCCGGTGGAAATGATGTGCTTCCACGAGAAGCGGTTGGCGATTGTCGCGTCGATGACGATGCCGGAAGGGGAGACGGGCTTAGCCGTCGGGGTAACGTCTGTTGTCGTGATCTCCTGCCATGCGGACGTCGTTGTCGTGCCGCTGTTTGCCGTCACCTTTACGCGCCATTCGAGCGTCCCGGACGGGAATGTGTTTGCCGGGACCGTGCAAGCGGTCGTCGCGCCAGACACGCTTATCGTTTTTGATGTGCTTGCGTTTTTTACGCGCCACTCAAAAACAGCGGAGGTTTGTTTTATCTCCGCGAAGCACGTCTGTGTAAGATCTGTGTCGTCAGTGGTATCCCATGTAAATGTATTTTTTTGCGTTCTGTTTACAAAAGCCCCTGACGACGGTGCGAAATTCTCCGCCTTTATTCCTACATTATCGTTAGAGTATTCGCACTCAAGGAATGGTTTGTATGATGATTTTGCACCATAAAAAATCGCCTCTGATGCGTGTCCTTCTCTGCCCGTTATAAAAGCAAACAAAAAGCCGTTGCGCAGACCGTGCTCAAGTCCATTCTTCTCCGCTGCATTGTATTGCGACATTGTGAATGTCACCTGCGCCTGTACAACTTTATTGAGTTCGGTCCAACTTGCCGACCCGCTTGTTGATCCATCGTTCAACTGCTGCGGCTGCGTCGCATATGTCGCCGTACTTACATCAAGCGGTTCTTTCAGCCCGAGCGCATAGGCTGATATATACGCTGCCCCCCAGCTCCCCAATATGCCTTTCGTTGGCATTGCATATAGCACAAGCTTAACCTTTGTAATGCGTTTGTACTTGTACGCTGCTGCCGGTTCTCCGAATTTCAGTAGTATGTTGTCCCACCCTCCGAATGTTCCGGAATGGTTTGTAAACGGCTCCACAAACAACTTGTATTGCGTAAGATCCGAGAAGTTTGTGTTCGGATAGTTTTTCGCGACTGCTGTTGATCCACTCGCCGGTACTGTAAAGGTTGCCATTTACTTCGCCCCCATTCTGGCTGTGATGCGTGCGTTTTTGGCGATGCGGAGGATGGTGTCTAGGTCGTCGACGTGATCCACGTATACGGTGGTGTTGTAGGTATCGCCGGATGTGTAGCGCGTCTCGCTGGCCGTCTGGATGCGGGAGCCGGACGGCAGGAAGATCCGCTCCGGGCCGTTTTCGTTGACCCGCGTGAAGCCGCCATACCAGTTGTCCGTGCCGGAGGCGTTGCCGCCCAGATAGCGGCGAACCCATTCGTCCTCTGTGATGCCGATGGTGGACGGATCGCCGCGGGCAATCGCGTCCTCGTAGGCTTTGGAGAGGTCTGCCGCGCTCTGCCCCCACTGCTGCGCTGTGTAGCTGTCGAGCAGATTTTGGTAGTTGTTTCCGTTTCCGCTGGAGTAGCCGAAACCGAGCGCGTGCGTCATCTGTCCCCAGCCCTCGCTGATGTGGCCGGTGCTGAAGTTGATAACGCCTTTTAAAAGCTCCGCCGCGTCGGCCATGAGCGCCATTACCTTTGCGAGTGGCTGCAATGCCTTGGTCAGCGCCGGGACGCGGTTGTTGGAAAGGTCGGACATGGGATTCAGGATATCTCCGACGGTCTCCAGCAGCATACCAAACGCGTCGACAATGCCGGAGTCCTTGAGCGCCTTGCCGCCGTCCTTTACCATGGTTGTCACGTCGCCGTAGAATTCTTCGAGATACGGGGCGAATTCGGCGGACAGCTGGTTTTTCACGCCCTCCTGCGTCTTCTGCAGGCGCTGATAGGCGTCGTCGACCGCTCCGAGTGCGGAAAGCGCCTCGTCGTCGAGCACATACCCGACGTTGTGCGCCTCGTCTGCGTAGGCCTTGAGGGTCTTCGAGCCCTGAATGATCAGCGGATTCAGATCCTGCGCCGAGCGGCCAAAAATGTCCATGGACATTGCGTCCCGCTCGGTTTCGTTTTTTACCTGCCCGAGCGCGTCAATCGTTTCGTAGAAAACGTCGTTCGCGCTGCGCATGCTTCCGTCAACGGCATTGATGACGGAAACGCCCAACTTATCAAATGATGCCTTCGCGTTGCCCGTGCCGTTCATCGTGTCCTGCATGTTGTTGGTCAGCTTTGTCAGGCTTCCCTGCAGGGTGTCTACGGATACGTCGATCAGCTCGGACGCATAGGCAAACTCCTGCAGTTGCTGTGTTGATTGCCCGGTCTGCATGGAAAGCGTGATGATGTTGTCGGCAAAGGCGGCGGACTCCTTCGTCATGGAGATCATGGCTTTTTCCACCTTGACGATCGCCGCCGCGACGGCAGCGAAGCCGCCAGCCAGCGCCAGCGACTGTGCATCGAGGCTCCCCATGGCGTTCATAGAGGACTTCATGCCGTCCGGCAGCTGGATTCCGAGCTTGGACGTCAGGCCGTTCACCACGTCGCCGAGGTTGCCCATCTCTTTTCCGGAGTCCGCGATCTTCTGCTTGTTCTCGTCAAACTGGTTGTTGAGATTGTTCAGCTCAGCCTCGGCGTTGTTGAGGCTGGTCTGCCACTGCATGGTGCGCTTGTCTGCCTCGCCGTATTTTTCGGCGGACTGCTGGAGCGCAGCCTTGAGATACTCGATCTTCTCCACCTGCGTGGAAATCTTGCGCTCTAAGACGTCATTCTTGGCGTTTAGGGCCTCTACGCTGTCCGCGTTCTGCGCGTAGGCAGAGGATACCTTGCGCATTTCCGAGTCCAGCACCTTCATGCCGCTGCCGATCTCGGAAATTGCCTGCTTGTATTCTTTTTCGCCCGAAAGCGTAAATTTTGTATTGATGCTCGGCATGTTAGGTGCCTCCGTTCAGATAGGCCGATAGGCTCTGCGGCTGTTCCTGCTGCTTTTGCGGCGCAAGCGCGTCAAGCAGGAGCGTTATGCGGCGCGGGGACATGGTTTTCCAGAAATCCCGCTCCGGCAGATGCAGCCCGAAGAGCCAGATTGCGAGATAGCCGGGGAAATCAAAGCCCAGCTGCTTCGGTTTCCCCGGCGGTGTCAGTTTTTTTCGTCTTCCGACGTTTTTTCACCGAGTTCTTCCTCCGTCGGCGTGACTGCAGCCTGAATCATCGGGTAGATCCGCGTCCCGGCCTCCAGCGTCTGGTGCATGGTGAGCTTCCGGCCCAGCTGCTTGCTGGTAAAGCGCAGCGGAAGGCCGTTTTCATCGGTGATGCCCTGCGTGTCTGCGGCGTCTGTCAGCATGGCGGCCAGGAAGGCCAGCGTGCTTTTGAGGCCGTGCACCGTATTCAGCGCGCGCAGCAGATTGCCGTCATATTCGTCCTGCACGTCGCCAAGTACGTTCATGTTGCAGGAGAGCCGGTATACCCGGCCCTCGAATTCATAGTCAATGGTTTTCAGTTTGGTCGTCTCCATCAGGTCTCACCCAACTTTCCCTTGATCCAGGCAACGGCCTCCGCCGCGGTGTCGACGGTCTCGGTCTCGAGCAGCAGCTCGTCGGTCGAATCGTCTGCGAGGAATTCGCCGGTCGTCGTCGGCGTGTTGAACTGGATGTTCTCGCCCTTGGTCTGGTAGGATAGCGAGGGCGGGCCGAACAGCACCTTCGGCACCCACACGCAGGTGTATTTGGTCACACCGTCGATCTTATCCGGCGCGTAAAAGCCGACGCCGACGTAATTCGCGATGTCCTTGGCCGAGAATTTTAGATTTTCCTTGCTGGTGTCGGACGTGCAGCCATAAAACATGGTTTGCGCGTTCTTTTTCAGGTACTTGACAGCTAGCGAGATCGTGCCGCCGGTGGCAAGCTTGATGTATTCGGCAAGCTTGGATTCTGCGTACAGGCGGCCCTCGGCGAACTTGAGTTCCAGCTGCGCGCTCATGGCGTCGCCGACGTCAGTCGGCTCTGTGTAGGTCACGGTGCCGGACGTGTTTTTATACTTTCCCGCCCGGATGCCGCGTAAGTCAAAACTAGGCATTACAGTAAGCCCCTTTCTTTCAGCTTTTGTGTGAGGATCTTTTCGAGCTCCGCGTCGACGCGCTTTTTCGCGTTGCGGACGCCCTTCGTCCAGAAGTATGTTCCTTCGATTTTTCCGTATTGCTCATGGCGGCCATAATTTAAAACAAAAAGCACGGTCGCCCTGCGCGTTCCGTGCTCGTTTTTGCCGACTGCCGTGATGGTGATATACGGATCTCCGTTTTTGTCCTGCTTGATGGTTTTGCGGTATTTCACGCTGGATGCATATGCCTCGGTCTGAAACCCGCTCGCCTTTACCATTTTTTGCAGCTCTTCGACGATGATGTCCCCGGCGGCATACAAAAGTTCCTGCTGCATCTCGTCGTCAAACATATTCGCCTTTTGGAGCGTCGCCATGAGCTCATCCGTGCCTGAAAACGAGATCTTAGCCATATTCCGCGCCCTCCGTTTCGGCGATGAGCGCGATCTGCGTTCGGCCTGTTTCCTTGTCGTAGGTTTCCATGTCGACGGTGACGATGTAGCCAGCGGCCTCCAACGCGGCTTTTACGCGCTTTAAAAGCCCGGCGGCAAAGCCCTCGGCGAAGATGGAAACGGCGTACTGCACGCCGGTCTCGGCCTCTCCGCCCTCGGCGTAGAGCTGGCCGGACTGGCCGAGCAGCTGATAGGTGATGTAGGTTTCCTTCGCGCCCTTATAGGGCGGATGGCAGACCGGAACGCCCAGGCTTGATAGCGCCTCATAGATCATCATGCGCCGTCCCTCCGTTTGCAGGTCAGCTCGATTTCCTCTGTTTCCTGCCCGTAGCTGCGGACGACGTCAAATACGTCGGAGCCGCAGACGAGCTGCTGCTCGCCGCCGTATTCCGCGCTGTGTATGCGGAAAATTGCGTCCGTGCGCTTGCCTGCTTGCGCGGCCTGATAATACTCGGCGCGGTTTACGGACTTTCGGGCAGCCCAGACGGTGGTTTCGCGTTCGAGCTTTTCCGCCGTCTGGCCGTTTACGATGGGGTAGGAGAACAGGCGCAGCGTGATCTGCGTGTCAAAGATCACAGCAAGCACCTCCTGCTCCGCCGCTGGCTTGGACTGCCCTGTAATCGTCGGACAGCCCCATAGCGTCGCGGATATCTGCAAAGCAGGTCTTCCATTCCTCGCCCCGGCCGCAGAAATCATGCTGCCAGCGGACGTATGCGCGGACGGCGTCCTTGACCAGCGGATCTTCGTCCGCTCCCTCTGCGCCCGCAAGGTGCAGGCGCATGAGGCAGGCGTCGATCTCGTCTTTGAGCTCGTCGTCAAGGGCGTTTGTGGTCAGCCGCAGGGCGGTTTTTGCAACGTTGATCAAAGCCAATTGTCATCCCTCCCTGTTGGCCGCGCTCCGTCAGGTCTTCTTCTTGGTCAGCGTGACGAGGCTGTTGACGTCAGCGCACGCGCCGTCGGCGATCTCGATGGCCTTTGTGACCTCGTCGTCGGTGTCCTCGTCGGTGTAGCGCTTTACCGTCATGCCCATGTTCTCGTTCCAGAGGTAGTACGCCGGATCGAACATAAAGGCGAAGACGGTGTCGGCCGTGACCGACTCCGCGAAGGCCGGCAGGTAGTCGCCGGTCAGGATGACCTCGCGGCCGAGGATGTAGTTGACGGGCTTGCCGTTGATGCCGTAGTTGACGCGCGCGACGGGCTGGCCGTTGTTGTCGACCATGCCGACGATCTGCGTCTCGAAGGTCTTCTTGGACATGAACCAGACCGCGCCGTCATATGCCTGCGGCAGCGCAGCTTCGGCCTTGCACAGATCCTTGTAGGTCAGAGCAGTTGTCGCGGCGGCAATGTCGATGTTCTGGCCAGTCGGAGCGGTCTCCGCAAGGATTCCCTTCGGCTGGCCGGAACCGGTGCCGTTGATGATGGCCTGCTCCTTCGCCTTTACCATCGCATTTGCGACGTTCCGGACAAACTGTGCCTCGAACATCGGGTATGCCATGATGGAAACTTCCAGCGACATGGAGATCGCGCAGCGCAGCTTGTGGTACGCAAAGACGATCTTTCCGGTCGAAGTCTTCTGCTTGTCAGAGCCTTCGCCCTCGGCGACCCAGGAGGCCGTCGGCTTGGCCGAGCTGGTCGGGACCTGGACGCCGCCCGCGTAGGACGTGTGTGTTACGCGCGGCAGGATCATGCCGATGGCTTCCATCTTCTCGTAGATCTTCTGGATGGTCGTGGTCGGGATGACGCTGCCGACGTCGGAGGTCTTGGTGTTGGCGTCCACGTTGGTCAGCTCTGCGGGGATCTTCTTGCCGGTCAGGACATAGTTCATAAAGGCCCGCTTGTACTCGTCGGTGTCGTACCGGTCGAGCACGTCCGAGGTCTTGGCGCCGCCGGACAGGTCGACGGACTGCGCGGCCGCAGCCGGAGCCGCTACTTTCTGGCCCGCGAGGGCGTTGAGGTTCGCCTGAATCTTGGCTTCCTCCTCAAACTTGGCGTCGAGGGCTTCGACTTCCTTCATCTTGGCCTGCGCCTCTGCGGTCTTGCTTTCGTCCAGCAGCTTCTGGGCGTCGTCCATGAGCTTCTGGCGCTGGATGTTGTAAATTTCCTTCGTCATTTCAATTCTCCTTTGAGTTTTAAAAATTTCAGTTTTGCTTCTGCCTGCGCCCGTTCGGGCATAAAAAAATCAGGCTCTGCTGCCTGACCTTTTAAAAAGTTTTCCGCGCGCCGGAGCGCGTCTTCGCTGAGCATGCCGGAATAAAAATCCGCTGCCAGCGTTTTCTGGCCGGTATCCGGCTGCATCACGCGGTCGACGAGGCCGAGCTCTACGGCCCGCTCCGCTGTGATCCATGTTTCGGCGTCCATCATGGCGGCGATCTCCGCTTCCGGCCTGCCGGTTTTTGCGATGTATGCCGAGGTGATGGCATGGTTGGCGTCGCGCAGCGTCCCTGCGGTGTGCTCCATCTGGCGGTAATCGCCGCTGGCCTCCGTCTGGACGTTGTGGATCATCATCATGCCGGTCGGTGTCATTTCCGACTCTCCCGCCATGGCGATGATGGACGCGGCCGAGGCCGCGAGGCCAACGATTCGGACGATCACGCCGCCTGCGTAGTTGCGCAGGGCGGTATAGATTTCGCTTGCGGCGAAGATCTCGCCGCCGCCGGAATTGATCTCGACTTCTGCCCGCTCACCGTTTCCGGATGCAAGCGCGTCGGCTACGGATTTAGGACTCGTCGCCTCCATGCCGTACCACTGATAAAAGCGGTGCTGGTTGCTGGACACGATTGGCCCGCGAATGCTGATCTTCATGTGGTTTCATCTCCTTTCTGCATGGCATTTCGGTCGACCGGCTGCGTGTCGAGTCTGCGGATGGGCTTGTCTCCGCCGTCGACCGGCGCGAGGTTGAATGCGCGCCGCCATTCGTTCGGCGTCAGCGCGCCTCGGTCGACCAGCTGCAAAAGGTTCAGCTTTGTCGATGTCGAGGCGAAGTCCCACGCGGAGGCCTCGAAGACGATGCGGTTCCCGCAGCCGCGCTCGCGCCGGGAGAATAGTTTGCGGGTGTACTCGCCGCTGAGCTGCTTCAGCACCGGCTCGATCTCGGCATCAAAATACGCGCTCTGTTCGTCCTCCGTCGCGATGGACGTGACGATATGCGGGTTGGTGTTAAACAGGGCATAAATGCGCTGCGTGGTTTTGTCCATCTGGGCGGCGTTCGGGACGTAATCCTTGGGGTCAATCTGCTTCGCCTCTGCCTTTGCGTCTACGGCCGCGACGCCTGTGCCGTTGGAAACATTGAGGAAGCTGTCGGCAAAGTCCTGCGCGCGCTTCTTGATATCCTCCGCGCGCATGGAGGCTGCGAACATCAAAAGCCAGCGGATGACGGCGCTATTCCGGATGGCCTTGACGATGCCCTGATCCGTCGTGGTGACGATCTCCATCAGCGGCACAATGGCCGGAGCAATGGGGTCGCCGAAGATGTCGTTCTCGTAAAAATCCCCGCGCAGGTGAATCACATCGTCGTAGGCAAACGTCAGTACGCTGCCGTTCTGCATGTAAAATTTCAGATACAAATTTCCGCCCGCGTCATAGACAGCGTCGACCTGCATGGCCGCGACCGGGAAGATGGCATTCGGCAGACCGTTTTCATCCCGGAGGATCACGGCAAACGCGTTGTTGTTGAGTACCAGCTGCGCGGCCAGCTTCTCCTGCAGCAGCTGGCCTGTCATGTACTGGTTCGGTTCCTCGAGCAGGAACCGGATATACGGCTCCGGATTTACGGTGAGCTTCCGCGCCGAGGCCGTTACCGTTTCCCGGATGTGCTTTGCCGTCAGCTTGCCGATGGCCTTGATCTTGGGGCGGATGCAGGCGCGGACGATGTCGGACTGATACATTTTGCCGTTGTAGCTGTAAAATCCGTTTCCGCGCTCCTGCACCATCTGGACGGTCGAGACGCGCTTGGTGGTTGTGATATTCGTCAGGAGGTTTTTCAAAAATCCCATTTTCTCACTCCTAGAGCATACTTGCATATTCCGCCTGCTTCTGATCGTAGATCGCGTAGGCGTCGAGCAGGGCCGCCGTTCCGTCAATGCGGCGGGTGGACTTGCTCGTTTTGTGCGGCTGGATATTGCCGTTTTTGTCCTCGTCGTAGGCGGTGTTTGCCATGCACCACTTGTCAATCGGGTTGTTGTTGTAGACGATCCGCTTGGACTCCAAATCGTTTCCGCAGCGCTTCATCGGCTCGGAAAGCGTTTTCACGCCCTGATGCACGGGGATCATGGCCTCTGCTCCAAAGTAGTCCGCCATGCTGTCCGTCCAGTAAGACGCCGACCACGCATCATAGCCGATAAAGGGTATAAAAATATCGAGGTCTTCCTGCACCTCGACAAACCAGGTCTTGACGTCCTCATAGCGGATCTTGTTGCCCTCGGACAATCTGAGCAGCCCGCGCTCATGCCACTTGTCGTAGGGGATCTTGTCCTCCGTGACGCGCTTTTCCAAAAGGTCCTGCGGCAGCCAGTACATCTGCAGCACAAACAGGATCTCCGGCAGTTCTGGCACCTGGAACAGCACCTTTGCCGCCGTCAGGTCAGTGGTCTTGGAGAGGTCCGCGCCGCCGATGCCGTAGCGCGGGTAGGAAAGCACGCGCTCCTGCGTCTTTCCGTCCGCCATGTGGTGCTGCCAGATCAGGCGGCGATTTTCCCTGTCGAGCTGGAAGGTGTCGCGGTTGTCCAGCTGCTCAAAGTTGAGCCAGGCTTCGGAGGACGTTTCGCGGATGTTGAAATCCTTGCAGACGAGGTTTCGGACGAGGGCCGGGTTTTTCTCCGCCCGCTCGACCCGCTCTTTCAGCGCCGTGTAGCTCTTGATCGTCCCGAGGCCCGGATTTGCCTTTTTCCAGCAGTCCGGGTCGGTCCATTCGCTGCGCTTGTCGAGCTCGTAAATAAACGCGATCCGGCGCGGGTCGTGGTACCCGTCCGGATCTTCGTAGCCGTTTATGATGCGCTCGGCTTCTTCGTATTTTTCGTCGTAGATATCCTCGCGGATGGTGCCCGCGGTGGAGGTGATAAACCGCAGCGGTTGGGCGCGGGCCTGATCGCCGTCGGCAATGATGTCGTACAGCGGTCTGCCGTTTTTCCACTGATGGATCTCGTCCATCATGGCCCCGTGGATATTCAGGCCGTCGAGCGTGTCGCTGTCCGAGGACAGCGGCTTGAATACGCCGTCGTTATAATCGCTGTCCACCTCGCCGACCAGACAGCGCGTCCGTTTGCGCAGCGCCGGTGATTTCTGCACCATGCGCTTTGCTTCCTGCCAGATGATCTTCGCCTGGTCTCGCTTGGTGGCTACGGCGTAGACTTCCGGGCCTGCCTCGCCGTCCGCCAGCTGTAAATACAGGCCGACGCCGGAGGCCAGCAGCGATTTGCCGTTTTTCTTGCCGACAATGAGGATCGCTTCGCGGTACTGCCGGTTTCCCTCGATATCGATAAAGCCGAAGATCGTCGCCAGCAGCGCCTTTTCCCACAGCTCCAGCTTGACGAGCTGCCCGCCCGCTTTGCCCTTGGAGTGGTGGCAGTAGTTTTCGAAAAATTCAAGGACGTGGTTGGCACGTTTCGGCGAGTAGTAAAACTCGGAATTTTCCGCTCCCAGCTGTTCTACAACGTGCCGGTAGGTTTTTTGCACTTTCAGACTTACGGTCTCGCGGCCTGACTGGATCGCGGCCCAGTATTCGATGATGGGGTTGTAGGTCGCCGGGTAGCGCGTGAGTTTCATTCCTCGTCACGCTCCCGGACAAAGCTTGCAAATCCGTCGTCCTCCTGCTTCGGCGCGGTGTCCGGCTTCGGCAGGAGCGCGGTCAGCTGCTTGATGATCTTCTGGTAGTTCGCGTTCGTCGAGTTGTACGCCTGCCCGATGGGTCGGGCGCGGTCATATGGTTCCAGTCGCTCCGACTGCTGGAATTTCTCCGTCCAGCCATTTTCCCGCAGGTCGTCCGCCATGTCCTCGCACTCGATGCGCATAAAGGCAGCCTGATCGATGAGGCCCGCGACGGTCCCGGCCGCTTCCTTCGGCAGATTCCGGTAAAGCTTTTTCAGGCGCGCTTTCTCCGCGCGGATCCGCTGTTCTTTGGTTTTTTCCCGCTGATTCGCCACAGAAAACGCCTCCTTTTCGCGTGATTTTTGCCGTCTGTCCGCGCGTGCGCGTAGATTACTTATCGCCGCGCTTTTGTAGGGGGGCCTCGCGAACGGCCTGCGTATTCTTCCGAGGTAGGGCGTGCGGTGATCTAGCCGGCACCCCGGCCTCGCGCGACGGGGGGAATCGGGTCTCCGGCGGCGTCGAAGAAAATTTTTTGCGTCAGAGACTTTGCGACGCCGTGCCCGTCAAACTGATCGTGGCAGTCCTTGCAGACGAACTCGAGGTTGGAGTAGGACAGGCTGATGTCCGGGTCGGTGATGTTGTCCGGTGTCAGCGCCCGCTTGTGGTGGACGATGTAGCCCGGCTTGTCCCGGCACTCTTCGCAGAGCCCGCCGTCAATCGTCCGGCGGAACTTGATATACCCGGCGCGGCATTTCTTCCAGCGCCCGGACGCGTAAAAGCGTGCGGCCCATGGCTGCATCCTGTTCCCTCCAATTCTTCACGCTATCACTGTAGCACATTTTTTTGGCCCTGTTGGCTCAATTTTCGCGATAGCCAAGCTCCCGCGCCGCTTCGTATACAAAACGGCTGTACATACGCTTGGCTGTCGACTGGCTGACATGCACCCGGCGCGCGGCGGATTCCAGGCTTTCCCTCGGCCAGATCCATGCGTGCAGGCGCACGATCTCCAGCACGTCGGCTCCGTCCCGCCATGTCTGCGCGGTATTGATCGCGGCTTGCACAGCAGCATAGTCCTCGTACTCCCGCGAAGATAAAACGCGCACAGCGATATCCTCGACGGCGCGCCCGGAGGAATGTCCGCCCGGCTGTGCAGAATACCCCGGCGTAATCTTCTGACGGCTCATATCCCGAACCTGTCTGTCCAGTTTCGGGAATTCGCCTATGGTCCTGCATACGGTCCAGTACCACCAGTATCTCGGCTTTGACACTTCCCCACTTCCTTCCTACTTCGTTCTAAAACCTTACGCATATACAAGGCTTAATTTAAGCGGCTCCCGTTCCGCTTGTTCTCTGATCTTGGATCGACTACATACTTATAATATTGATACCCGTACTTCGTCGTCCGGGCTTCGACGAGGATATAGCCGCGCGGGGCGACGGGCGGATGCTTTGGACTGTACTCGCGCACGGCCTCGGTCGCAGGTTCCGGCTCTGGTCGGATGCAATTTCGCGTCGCCTTGTACCGGTGTCCGCCGAATTCTTTTCTCCAGTGCGCATGCAGGTAACTGGCAAGTGCTGTGTAGTCCTGGCCGTGGTCGACCTTGTTTCCCTGCTCATCTATATAATAGTTGTGCTTTCGCAGGTGCCGAACCTCGATCACGCTGCCGAGCCTCCAAAGCCCGCCGATGTCTTCTTCCGGGATTCCCTCTGTTACCAGGTGCAAATGGAAGCGATTGGTTGTTTTTCCTCTTCCGTAGAAAACAACGATTTTGGCCTCCGGATAGTGATACTGCATGCGGCGCACAAGGTTGTCGCGCACTCTGCGCATTTCCTCTGCGGTATGTACCTCGTTTTCTGCATCCAATGTCAGGGTGGAATACAGGCTTGTGGGCGAGAAATTGGCGTTCATCAGCGCAACGAGCCGATCCAGCGATTGTTTGCTGTTGAATTCATCGCGCTCCGCCTGCGTCTGGAAGCGCGGCTTTCGCGGCTTGCTGGTCTTTTGGTCCGCGCCATCGGACACGGTATAAACGATCTGCGTACATACCGCCCCTGTAAACAGGCGGCGCTTGTGTCTCTTTGCCATCATCCACGCCTCTTTCTCCCGGGCGGACAGAGCCGTCCGCCCCTACAGGTCTTCTGCCCGCTCAAAGCGTGGCCGGAGATTCCGGCCATGCGTTCAGCGGATAGCGTTCTCCAATTCCTTTATTGCTTCTTCAAGCCTGCGTTTCTGGCTGCGCAGCTCGAAAAACACCAGCACACCCAGCGCAATCCACTCCAGCGCGGCTGCAAGCTCCAAAATCTCAATGATCATTTTCTTCTCCTTCTATCCCTTCCAGTGTTGCTTGGCAGTATTGGCAGTGGCGCGGCAGGCTCTTCCTCACGCCGCCCTTTTTCCAGACTTCGACGTGCGGCTTCTGCGGCCTGCCGCAGGCCGGGCAGCGGTAGACGTGGAAGATATCATCCCAGCGCCACCAATTCCCGGTGCGGCGCAGCTGCTTCGCCGCGTTTTTAAGCAGCACGGTATAGCAGTCCGGCACATCCTCCGGGAACCATCCTGCGATAGGGCCGCCGTTCAGCAGGCACTTGTCGCAGGCGTCCGCCCTGCACGCCCCTATTGCCTGCATGATCTCCGCAAAGCTCATGTCCTTTTTGCCAAGCCGCAGCGCTTCCCGGCGCTTGTCTTTCTTACTCATCCCTGTTCCGCCTCCATTTCCTTGCGCTCCTGCATAAAACCGTGCTGGCCCAGCTCCTCCCAATGTGCGGTGTGCTCACGATTATCCCCGCGTTCCTCTCTTGCCTTCTCGATCCGCATTTCCAGACGAGCAAGCTTTTGCCTTCTGGCTATCTGCACGTCCACTGGGACGCCGAACAGCAGCGTCAGCTCTTCCAGCGCGATCTGGACGTCCGCGATCTCCTCTGCAATCTCGTCATGGTTGTCGATTTCCCCATCGCCTATGAACATTTCGGCCGCAAATAGCTTTCGCTGCGCCTTGCACAGCTCCTTTGTCAGCTCTGCCATCTCTTCGATGGCTACAGCGACCTGCATATCGCCGCCGAATACCTCGATTGCGGCTCGATAGATTTTCGCTGTTTCAGTCATCCTGCGCCGCCTCCATTTCCTTGCGCTCCTGCATAAATGCGTGCAGGTAAAGCTGCAGCAAGCCCTGTGCAGTATTTACGTATTTTGTCAGATCTTTTTTGCTGATCAGCAGCCTTCCGGTCGTGATGATCCGCATGTCCGGCGTGCCGATCACCTGTATGCACGCCGGGTCTTCGGTCTTCTGGCCGTCTGGTGTCATCTTAAAAAGCGGCGGTGCAAGCTGATCCATCGTGATCCTCGGCGGGTATTTTTCATCCCGAAATTCAACCTCCCACTTGTCGTCTTCCATTTTCGCCTGAAACGTCCCGAGCTCACCGTAAAAAAGCTCCATGATTTTCCCCATTTTTGATACTCCTTTCACACTTCCACGCACTCATTGGCGCGGATATTGATCCTTTTGCCGCCGGACTCGATCACATATCCCGGCGCTTTGAACATTGGATACCGCTCCGCCCGGTATGTGGCTCCGATCCTTGGCTGGTATTCCGGCCATACCGGGACTTTGGCCGTTATGCGGATTCGGACGAGCCTGTGCGGCAAGCGCTTTTCGCCTTCCGGGCTCTCGGTGCGCAGGTCCTCCAGCTCCTTTGCAAGCTCCCGGCGGCGCTGCTCCAGTCTTTCTGCCTGCACTTTCCCGCGGCACTCCTTCGAGCAGCACCTTGTCTCCATCGTGATCGCGCTCGGCACTTTGTAAAATGTGGCCCCGCAGACCTGGCAGACCAACGCGACCTTGTTGGATTTGCCCATAGTTTCACACTCCTTCGTCTGGGGGCCGGTATTCCGGCCCCCGTAGGCAGGACGGGCTTTCACCGTCTGCGCACCGGCGCGCCGCGCTCGCTTGACAAACGCTGCGCATTTCCGGGCGAGCCGCCCTTGACTGCCGTCAGGCGGCTTATAAAAAGGAGGCAAGCGATGCACGGGGCCTATGCGATACCCCGTGTGGGATGACGTTTTTGCGCACGTCTCACGCGCTTTCCCGGCGCACAGAGCTTGAGGGATTTTCCGTGCGCCGGGTGCAAAGCCGGGGTTTCCTTCCGCAGCCGTCTCATGGCGGAGCGGCTGCGGCATAAGTCCGATAAAATATGGTTCCCCGGCTGATTGCCTATTCCTTGGTGCTGATATCCTTGTGCAGCAGGCCGTCCTCGCTCTTTTTGAGCGGCAGCGCCCTGCGCCGCACCTGCTCATCCGGATTCCAGCCGCATTTCAGGCAGCAGGCCGTCGTGCGGTTCATGCAGGCGTTCCCGCTTTTCGGCAGGCCGCACGGCATTCCCGTCCGGCATTCGTTTTTTTCTTCCGGCATTTTTAAATCTCCTGTATATCGATTCCGAATTTCGAGCGCATGAATTTTTTATTGCGCAGGTACTCCTTCGTCCGCGTCGGCTTGGACTTCACGTCCTCGACGACGAGCTTGCCTCCGAATTTGTACGAAAAGTCCGCCGTGTACCGCACCGCTCGGATCCGCTCTCCGGTCTCTGTCATATAAGATTCCTGCAGCGTGAACTGCTGCTGCAGGCGCAGATCGGAGATAATGCCAGCCCGGAGCATTACCATCAGCTCGTCGTACCGCCGCGCCTCCTTCTGGCTGTCAAACCGGACCCCGGCCCGCTCGGCGGGCGCGTTGTGGTACTTGGCCGCAGCCTGCTGCGCCGGTGCCTTCGGAAACACCTGCCGCGCGTAAGCCTCCCGCATTCTGGGCGGCATATCCGCCATGCTCTCAAAGCGCAGTCCGTTCATTCGGTTATGCCGCCCATCTGCGCACCACAGCAATAGCAATATTGAGAGCATCCCGCAAAAAATGCGCCTACTTTTGTACCACAGACTGAGCACTCCCATGTACTCCTTGATTTCCGCACTTTCTTCCACCACCCATGCACCACCGGCGCAACGTCGGCGGCGGGCAACTCTGAAATCTCGCTTGCAATGCAATCCGCCAGTCCGGTATGCCGTCCCAATACAGAGCCGTTCGCAAGCCCGTACTTTTCGGCAATTTTAACCGCATCTGTGCGCTTGATGTATTCCTCAGGCATGGTTTACCTCCCTCAACCAAAGTTCACTTGCCTTCATCTCTCCCGCATGGAATGCAGATTCCTTCGTTATTCCGCCCTCGTTCATTTTCTTCCGCAGCAGCTTCGCGTACAGGGTGATCGTCAGCGTGTCCTCTACCACACCGGCGTTTGTCTTCCAGTCGATTTCCTTGCCGCCGATCGCGGCGTGCAGAAATCGGTCGGTGCCCGGGTCTACGTTGATATTAGGACTTGTCAATCTTTCCATAGTTCTTCCTCCACATACCGCCAGCTCTGCGGCGGGCGGGTGATTGGCACTGGCTCCCAGCCGAATCTCGTCTGCCGCAGGCCGGTAAACTCCCACAGATCGCGCGGGTGATCGTAAACGCGCAAATCTGAGATGTGCCAGCCATACATCGGCGACTGCATTGCATATGCCGCCGCATCGTATGCGCTCATGCAGGCTGCTCTGTAAAATTCTTCATTGTGCCCATACGTGCGATCTTCGATGATCTCATCGCACAGAAATTCCCCGATGACTTTTCCGTTTCCGCATTTGTAGATGTAGCACTTAAACGGTGGGTTCATCTTCGGGCGCGTCTTGCGCACCTCAACGGTCTTCTGCCCGCTCATGATCTTCTGGGACCACATCGGGCGGATGCTGATCAAAACAGCTTTACTCATGCCTTGTCTCCTTCCTCCGTCGCTTCCGGCAGCGGCATCCAGTGGGTGACCTCCACGTCTTGCCCCCATGTATCAAACCATTCGCCGTATGCGTAATTTGCAATGAGTGCCTCCCCGTCAGCATTTAGCGCAAGCTGCGGCATATCATACTCTGGCGTTTTTTCTGTCACGGAAATCCACCGCTTCTTCTCCCGCAGCGCCGCGTTCTCGGCGGTCAGACGCTCGATGAGGTCGGCTGCGGCCGTATTTACCTCGTCAAAACAGTCTTCGTTCCCTACTGCGGGGCAGTTTTCGCACGAGACTCCAAATTTGCAGTACCGCAGCGCCTGCACGATTTCCTTTTCTGTCATAGCGTGTCCTCCTCCATTCCTTCAAGAACCATTTGTCCCGGCAGTTCATCCGGATTTAACAGCGCGGCTTCCGGATCCCGCCACTCGACGCCGATGTAGTCCAGCACACGGCCCCAGCCGTACCAGTTCCCGCGATCATCCTGCATTACGTGATTCATCCACATTTCCCACTCCTTTGGATTCCGCTCCCACAGCCGGTCGAACCGGTGTGGGCGTTTTTCCATGTGCACGCCGAACCCGCACATGGAGCACCCGGTTCTCTGTGCTTTTGTCGTCCTGAGTGTTCCGTCTGCGTCGCGCACGATCTCTCCGTAGATTTCCGGCACCGGAACCTGCAAATCCAGCGCAAGCTGCAAAAGATCCTGCCGCGAAAAAATTGCGAATGGGCAGCTGCGTTTCGTTCCCGGCGATATGTAGTTGCACCCGTTCATCATCAACGCTTTCTGCCTGCGCCCTCCTTCGGACGCCATCAGGCCCATATACGGGAAGCTTCCGGTTTCTTTGGCATAATCGCTGCAAGGCTTTTCTTTCAGGTAATAGCAGCACTTATCCGATACGAGAAAATCCGGCGTTTTGTAGCTAACGCCTTCATTCTCATTTTCGTATCCGCCGAAGATCTCCAGCCATTTTTGCGCCAGCTTCATCCGCGTCCCCGTGCGGAACCCGCCGTAAGCCCCTGTTTCCCCAGTGATGATCGCATGGCGTACCGTTGCGTTTTTCTCGCTTGGATTTTGCAAAAGCGAGATTTTCCCCGCAACTTCCTTGGAGATCACCGGCCATCCGTACTCCCGCAGCACTTCCACTTTGCTTTTCAGCGGTTTCAGCGGCTTCACGCCGAGTTGCTTGTGAATCAGCTGAATGCTTTTATCCTCAAGCGACGATACCGAGATGGCAGGCACATCAATACCGATGCTGCGAAGGAACAGGAGCAGCGTGATGGAATCCAGCCCGCCGACAGCTACGTAGCAGCTACCTGCAACGTCTGGGTGATCGTAGAATTCCCATGCGCGGATTTTGGCGTATTTCACCTTGAACGCATAATCCATCTGCTGTTTTACTCGAAAATCCGCAATCTTCCGTTCGGTATCCAGCCTTGCATTTCGCTCCAGCACATTCTCTTTCATTTTGCCTCATCCCTCCCCGGCGCGATCATCTCCAGCAGCTGCTCGCCGCACATCCACACCGGGCCGCGCGGCCCCTGCTGCTTGCGGATGATCTCCGTTACCTCTTGCAAATATGAATTTTTCATGCTATACTCTCCTTGTACTTGATTTTCACAGAGAAGCGCAGGCTTCTCCGCCCTCGACCGGTTCCAGCCGGACGAGGGCATTTTTTATCCGAACATTCTATCCGGCTGATAGCCGATCTTTGCCACGCTGGCCGACTGATGGTATTCCGGCCGCTTGAAGCTGTAGCCCCAGCGTTTTGCCGCCCAGAACAGGGCCGCCGTTTCATCCGCCGCGTGTACCGTAAGCTGTCGGCCTGCGTAGTTCACCACGAAATAATGCTTCCCGGCGTAGCCCGGCTGCTCGACGATATCCGTGCGCCTCGCGGGCCGCTCGCCCGGATAGCTGATACTATTTTGCCGCATAGCTTTTGCCCCTCCTGTCCTTATTTGCCGCCCGCTCGATCTGCCGGATGGCGGCTCTGTCCGGCTCCAGGCTGATCTTGTCCCGGTGGTTGATGTCGTAGATGTGGTTCCGGATGCTCTCATAGAGCGCCCAACTGCAGCAGCGTGCGCTGCATCCCGGCTCCCGGCCGGGGCAGTCCTTCCCGCACGGCGACGGGATCTGCCGCATACGCGGCGCGTAGATCTGCGCCGTCATAGCGCTTCGTCCTGCACTTTCGTCAGCCAGTACGCCAGCTTTTGCAGCCGCGTCTCCTGTTTGAGCAGTTCGTCGGTTGTCTCGTGGTCGATTTTCGGCATTTCGCACAGGAGCGCCCGATCATTCTTGAGGTCGTCCGCGTAGGCGTTCACCGCCTCGATCACGTCCGCCAGCTGGTCAGGGCGGAAGCTGACCGGGATCTTTTGCTCCGTCACAGCCAGATCCCCGTCAAAAACGTCGTCAGCGACACGCCGCCGAGGACGGCGGCGATCTCCGTCGCGTGGGCGCAGCCTGCGATGATGCACAGCGCGAAGCCCACGCCCGACAGCCAAATGCACCCCAGCCGCGCCAGCCGCCGCATGGCCTTGCGCCACTGGTAGATCGCCCGGATTCTCTCCCGGCGCTCCTCCAGGCTTTCCCCTTCAGGAATTTCCGGCGGCTCATACCCGAGCCGTTCTGCAAGATTCGTTCTCACTCTGCTAACTCCTTCCTCCATACCGGGCTGTCCTCCCGGTTCACGCAGTAGCGCATGGTTTCCTTGAATTCCTCTCCTATTCCCCGCTGGCAGAACGCGGCATAAAATATGTTCAGGATTCGCGCGGCAGCAGCGCTCAGTTCCAGCGCGCTGCCGGATAGCGCAGATACCGTTTTTTTGCCGTCCATGCCGATCTCGACGTGTACCTTCCCGTTATCCATTGGTTTCCTCCTTCGTCTCCGGCAGGCGTTCTGCCGATTCTACCAGCGCTATAAGCCGCTTGCAGTTCTCCGTCCTTTCCCCGTTGCGTTTTGCGAGGTTTGCATACCGTTCAGAAAATTCCGCCACTCGCACGTGTGCAGCCATGTTCTCGTACTCATTCGCCGCGTTGTTTGTCTCGATCACAAACAGCTCCAGCGTGTGCTTCAGCTCAAACCAATCGTCTCCGCTGAGAATCAGTTTCCGCATTCCGCTTATCCTCCCTTCGTCTCCTGCATCCGCCTGACGAGCCGCGCCAGACGGGCGTTTTGTGTAACGAGCTTCTGCGCGTCCATGTCCAGTCCCTTGCGCTTCAGCCCGTTTATGATCTGCGCTGCCTGGCACTCGCAGACCACCGCCGCCTCGATCAGATCATGCAGCTCCTGCGCATCCAGCGTCAGGGTGTAGGTGCTTGCTTTTGCCATGTCGCAGCCTCCTTCTGTTCCTGTTCCCGGCGGTATCGCTCCGCCGCCCATCGGGCGAAGGCGTCGATCACGGGCTCGCCGTTTTCTTCGCCGGGATGCTTAAATTCAAAAGTTTCGCCTGGGAGAAATCTCCCGTCCGGCCCCCGTTTCCCAAAAACGGCGATCATGGTCTCACGCCTCCTTCCGCTCCTCCTGCTTGGATTCCTTCGCCAGCATCATGCCATAGGCGATATCGCTCAGGCGCTGCATCTCTTTTGCGTTCAGCTTGTCTGCGATCTTGGTCAAGCTCTCGTTGACCTGTTTTTCCTTTTCGGACATTGCTCTCACCTCGCATTGGTTTCTGTGTTCTGTAACCTAGGTTCATATTATCACGCCTAGGTTTCATTGTCAAGCATTATTTTGAATCTTTGTTTCATTATTTTCTTGACTTTTGCGCTCACATGTGGTAACCTAGTTTCATAAGGAGGGATGGCAATGGACACCATCAATCAGCGAATTGATTTTTTGATCAAAGCGCTTGGTTTCACAAAGACGAAGTTTGCGGAATCGCTTCACGTCTCATCTCAGTTCGTTTCGTCGCTGTGTTCTGGCGCAAAGCAACCAAGCGGCCGCACGATTGCTGATATCTGCCGCGAATACGGTGTAAGCGAAACATGGCTCCGCACCGGCGAAGGCGAGATGAAGCAGAAGCTGACACGGAATCAGGAGATTGCGGAGTTTATGGCTTCCATCATGCGCGACCCGGATGACGCGCCGCGCAAGCGGTTTATCTCCATCGTCAGCAAACTTGGCGTTGAAGAATGGCAGTTGCTCGAGGATATCGCAAAAAAATGGACCGAGGACGAATAACCGTCCCCGGCCTATTTTTTTATTCCCGCGCCTATGTGACCAACTTCCGCACGAATCTCCAGATCAGATCCAGATCCGCATCTGTGGCCAGCCGCAGCAGGCGTTTGATCTCTTTCAGCAGCAAATTCCGTTCCATTTCCATAAGTGCCTCCATTCTTCCACAAAAAATCTCTTTCATTTTTGTATATTATTGCCGTTGAGGTTTGCTTCCATTTGTTTTACAATTCTAAGTAAGATATTTTTTATCGCATGATTATCATAGAACATCTGTTCTAAAATTACAATTATGAGATTTTACAAAAAATATCACACTTTTTTGTGAGGATAGCTATGAACATCGGAAAACGCCGTGTTAACGCTTGGACTGAGGTTTGGGATTTTCAGCTTGCCGGATCTTCGTACAAAGCTCCGGACGGTTCTTCCCGTCAGTCTTCTCTCCGCCGGGCGGCAGAAAAACAGGAGGATCTCGAACCCGTCATTGTTATGCTAGAGCGCTATGAGTATGAGGGTGACCCCGCTTACCACGTTTATTTTGATGATCGCGATGTCGGAAACGTCCCCGCAGGTGTTGCGCAGGAGCTTGCCCGGATGGAGGATGACGGTTATTCTGTAGCCGGTGACGATTGCGAGGTTTACGGCGGCCCGGAGGATGATTTTCCTGATAAAAAATACGGTGCGCGCATATATGTCAGGCTGCGCCGGAAACTTACAGATACCGAAAAGCAAGACGAATTATCCAAGCTTGCCAAGAAAGCAGCACAGCTTGATTCGGCTCGGTCTTCTGCGCGACCGTCTGGCTGCTCCTCTGCACCTGCCTTTGTTTATAGTGATTCTAGCTTCCCGCGGGCCACTTCTGCTGGCGACGATTCTCCGCCACATAGCGTGCCCGAGCCTCCACGTCATGCCGATGATGATGCGCGCGGCCCAGAGATTTGCGATAAACGTCCGCGCAAGAAATCAAAAGTGTTGACGATCTTGCTTGTTATCCTCGCCATTTACGTTATATACCTGGCTCCGCAAATCATCAGTGCAATCATCGGCGCGCGCGACTTCAAAAACTCGCCCGCCGAAATGCAGGCTTCCGCGCAGGCTGTTTCTGACAGGCTTGCTGCGGAGGGGGAAAGCGATACCCCAGCGCCTGCTGAATCCGGTTCGGAGCCTGACCCCGCTCCTGCCGAGGAAACATTTATTCCGCCAGAACCGATCACTTACACCGGCAGCGGCGATGATTATTTTGATATCTCTCCGTTTGATTCGCTTTACTATTTCCAGATCACCGGAAATTCCGATGCCCGGCATTTTTCCGTCACGGGTTATGATTCCTCCGGGAATTATACAGAGCTTTTTGTAAATACCACGGACTATTATACCGGCAGCGTCCTCGATTCCGAGCAGAACACGCGGACGCTCGAAGTCAAGGCGGAAGGGGATTGGACAATTACCATCGTCTCGCTTTACACTGCCCCTGTTGTTAAGGCAGGCGAGACATACAGCGGCATTGACGACGCGGTTTTGCTCATACCGCTCGGCAGCAGCTCTGCCGTTATCAATGGTAACAGCTGGTCGCGGCATTTTGCCGTGAAAACATACGGCGACGGATTTGATCTGCTTGTCAATACGGTCGACCCGTATAGCGGCACAGTCCGTGTTGATTCTGACGCGACGGTTATGACTGTCACGGCAGAGGGCGGATGGTCGATCCTTTTGCAGTAGCTTTCCAGATTCGCCCGCGCCGCTGGCCGAACAACGGCGCGGGCTTTTGCTTGCGCAGGCGACCGGGAGCCGTCTGTAACTTTAGTGTAGCCTGTCCACGGTATACTTGTAAAGATATGGCAGTTGCTTTTTGCAGTCAGACGTCTTGCTTTTTTTGGGGGAATGATATGTTTTGAAGGAAAAATTATCTGATTTATGCCGTGAGCAGAAGCAGACGATCACTCCGCACAAAACAAATCAGGACGTCGCCGAAAATACCGACCTTTCCGTCGGCACCGTCTCCCAGTTCTTTCGCGGCGACATCAAAAATCCGTCTGTTTACACGGTCGGCCCGATCTGCCGGGAGATGGGTGTTTCTATGGACGACTATTTCGGCATCCCGCATGACGAGCCTGCCGAGACTTCCGATGCTGAAAAACTCCGTGCCGAGACCGCAGCGCTTCGCGCGCAGCTTGCCCAGCAGCAGAAATCCCTGCGCATGCACCGGCTTGTGACGCTCATCCTCTTGGGTATTCTTTTGCTGTGCGCCCTTGCGCTTGTGGCCGACGTGCTCATCCCATCGATCGGCTGGATCCGCACATGAAAATTACCGCCCCGGCCCGATCAGCCGGAGCGGTATCTTTGGAGGCTTTTGTGGATAATTTGAATCTTGCCAACGTCGTGATCTACGCCCGGTATTCTTCCGCCGGGCAAAACGACCAATCGATAGACGGCCAGCTTGCCAAATGCCGCGAATACGCGCAGCAGCGCGGATACCGCGTTGTCGGCGAATATTGCGACCGGGCGCTGTCCGGTCGATACGCCGAAACGCGGCCGGAATTCCAGCGGCTGATCGCCGACAGCGCAAAGCGCGCTTTTGACTTTGTGCTTGTGTGGAAACTCGACCGCTTTTCTCGCGACCGGTACGACAGCGCGATCTACAAAAAGAAACTGCGCGCGAATGGCGTGCGCGTCCTGTCCGTCACTGAGGGCGTCGGCGACAGCAGCGAGAGCGTGCTACTCGAGGCGATCCTGGAGGCCATGGCAGAGGAATATTCCCGCCAGCTTGCCCAGAATGTCCGTCGCGGAATGCGCCAGAACGCCGAGAAGGGCCTGAGCCTCGGCGGCCTCGCCCCGCTCGGCTACCGCGTCGTGAATAAGCAGTACGAGATCAACGAGGACGAAGCCCGCATCGTCCGCTTTATCCATGAGCAGTACGCTGACGGTGCCGGGCAAAAGCAGATCGTGGCCGACTGTGCGCGGCTCGGCTACCGTAACCAGCGCGGGAACCCGCTCACATTAGCCTCGGTAAAGCGTATCCTTGCAAACGAGCGGTATGTCGGCAGGTACGACTACCTCGGCGAGATCGTGATCGAAGATGCATTTCCGGCCATCGTATCAAAGGAGTTAAAAAAGCGCGTGCGTGACCGGCTCAAGGCGAATGCCAAGGCCCCCGGCCACGCAAAGGCAAAAGTCGAGTATCTGCTGCATGGAAAGCTGTTCTGCGGCGAGTGCGGCGCGCCGATGATAGGGGAGTGCGGGCGCGGCAGGCACGGTGCGACGTATTATTATTACACCTGCGCGGCGCGGAAGAAGCAGCACACCTGCAAAAAGCGCAATGAGCGCAAGGACGAACTCGAAGCCAGCATCGTGGATTATATCGGCTCGTGCGTCCTGACGGACAGCTGGATCGACGGCGCAGCCGAGCGCGTTGTAGCGGAGTATCAAAAGAGCTATGACGCTTCCGGCATTAAGCCGCTCGAAAAGCAGATCCGCGACGCCGACAAGGAGATCGATCAGCTTGTCGACGCGCTGATCTCCGCAACGGCGGAAGCTGCCCGCCGCAGGATCAACGAGCGCATTGAAACTGCCGAGGCCCGAAAGCAGGCGCTGGAGGCTGATCTTGCATCTCTCCGCATCGCCAGTCGCGTCCAGATCAGAAAAGAGGACATCGTCGTATGGCTCAACCAGTTCCGCACCGGCGACCGATCCGATCTGGAATACCGCAAAAAAGTCATAGATTTATTCGTAAACGCGATCTATCTGTACGATGATTCGTTCAAATTATTCCTGAATGTAGCAGATTCCGCCCAAGTAACCTACGCCGACGCCCTTGCCCTCGCGCCGCCTTCCGTTTCGGATTTCGGCGCGTCCGGTGTACCAGATATGCACTTATCCGAACACATCATATTTGTAAATGGTGTTATTGGGATGATCGTGCAGAGATGAAAATACCCTCTCCGGATTGGAGAGGGTATTTCTTTATTTTGCGATATGCTCGTAATACTCCATCAGCTTTCGCTCCGGGCCAGGTCCGTCTTTATCGATCAAAAACGCCTTTGCCAGAGCAGCGTAGAACTCCGGGCGGTTGAGGCCGAATTCTACGGCGACGGGGTAGTAGTCCGAGTACATCATGTTCATGGTCACGCCCCACGCCCAGCGTGGGACCACGGGTTCCTGAATGCCCATGCTCTCTGCCACGGCCGTCGTCTGCTCCATCGTCCAATGCGGGCCGGTCGTGCCGTCGGCGTTTTGCATGTTGGCTGCCCACTGCATCGCCGTTTCGCGATCAAATGTGGCCGTCTCCGGCTCGTCGTGGTGCCCGTGCAGCTTTTCGAGCCTGTAGATTGTCTTCGCGTACAGCCCGACTTCCTCTGCGCTGCCCAGCGTCACCGGCTTTTCCATCGCCTCGTGCAGCTTTGTGTAAATCTTTTCGATATATTCTTTCATCTCGTCACGCCTCCTGCATGTATCGGTAGAGTTTGTCCACGTCGTTCTGATCAAAGCGCATATCGCCCAGCAGCGGGACGGATACGGTCAGCTTGTTCTCAAAGCGTGGCCGAGCCGCGTTGTAGAGTTTGTCGAGGTCGATGTTTCCGGCGTCGTCAAAGATCTGCATCATTTTGACCGCCGGATTTTCGCGCAGCGCGAGGATCTTCTCACGGCTGCCCTCCATGATAAGTGCAAGCATGATCCCGGCCCCGATGCCTTTGCCGCCCGGCAGGTGCGGAATGACCTCATTGTCCGCGTAGCGCATCGCGCCGCGCATGGCCTGATCTATCGTCACTGTCATACAGTTATCCTCCGTTTTCGGATGGGGCGGCTATTGCCGCCCCTTTTGCTTAGCTGTTGCAGCACCCGCCGCACTTCGGGATCGGGTTGTAGAGCGACTGCGCCGTGGTCGCGGTGCCCGTGGTGACGTCGGCGACCTGCTTGGGATAAAAGGTCGCGTTTACGTAGGTGACGATGGAGTTGTCACCGCAGCAGCGGCGCTCGGCCTCCATCTTGACCGCACCAAGGGCTTCCTTGCGGACAGACTCGACGTCCTGCTTTACCAGCGCGAAGCTATCCTCGGTGCGCTGGTTGTGGACGGCCTGCTTGCACAGCGCCTCACGGACGTCCTTGAGCTGCCCATCGATATAACCGTATACCTCCAGCATCTTGCCGTCGTTGTACGTGTTGGCCTTGAGCAGCGCGATCTCGCTGTCCTTCGCGGCCAGCTGCTGCTCCCGTTCGAGATCGTAGCGCGTGACCGGCATATTCTCGCTGCACGTCGGCTCCTGCTGCCGCGCGGCGAGCATGGCGGCGACCGTCATGGCAGGCGTGACCGCCGCAGCGATGTCAGCGGCTTCCGATCTCTTGTTCTGGTTGAGGCCGCCCAGCAGATTACCGAGTCCGCCGTTTGCCAGACCCAGCGCGGCGCCGCCGATGCCAAAGCCCAGCGCAGTCCCCGCGAGTCCTTTGCTTGCGTATTCCATAAAAAATACCTCCGAAAAGTAGTAAACCGGCCGGTTTCTATTCTCAGTTTACCGTTTCCCCGATTTTCGCGGGGGACATCTGTGTGGCAGTTATGGGGCGTTTGTGTACCACCTGTCATTTTCGATACTTTTTAAATTTTTTTGAAAAGTGCTTGACATATACGGTATTACGGTATATAATAAAGCCATAAGATAAAACAAAAACAAATTACGGAGGGCAACGACAATGGCAAAGGCGAAGATTACTTGCAAATGCGAAATCTGTGGGGGCACGTTCGAGCACGTCCGCACTTGCGCCAATAGCAGCGCCGCTGCTTCCTACGAAGAGTGGGCGGCGGAACACGTTACTGTCTGCCCGTCCTGCTACGCCGCAGCGAAAAAAGCAGAAGCAAAGGCTAAACTAGACGCATACATTGCCGCCGAGTTCGGCACCGAGCATCCGCTTCCCAAGATCAGCGGCGTTTCCGAAAAGCAGATTTCCTATGC